TCCCAGAGTTCGTGCAGATGCAGGTAATATCCCTCTTGTTACTCCTTCCTCCCAGATCGTGGGCACACAGGCTGTGTTCAACGTTATCAGCGGCGAGAGATACAAGACCGTTACCAAGGAATTCAAGGACGTTATCGCAGGCAAATACGGAAGAACTCCCACACCTATCGACCCCGAGTTCAGAAAGTCCATACTCAAGGGCGAGGAGGCTATCGATTGCCGTCCCGCAGATCTGCTTGAGCCTGAGCTTGATACTCTCCGCAAGGAATGCGCAGAGTGGATCGAGCAGGACGAGGACGTTCTCACCTACGCAATGTTCCCCAAGGTCGCTCCCAAGTTCTTTGAGAAGAGACGCAACAAGAAGTACGGCATTGACGGAAAGAATTCCGATGCCGCAAGCAAGATCCATATGGTATAAGGCTTTAAGCCCCGCTAACAAAAATCAAGAGATACCGTGCCAAGGTGCGGTATCTCTTTAAATTTGTAAATTATTCCGAGGAACTTCACATTGCTATTGCATTTTTTGGAAAAATAGTATATAATAAATAAAATAGCAGACTATGTGGTGATAAGATGAACGAATTATCTAAATATTTGTGTTTGCTCCTTAGATATCAACCTGAGAAAGCAGAACTAGATATAGACGAACATGGCTGGGTATCGGTCGAACAGCTTATAGACGGCGTTAACCGTCATAGTAGCTATAAGCTGGATCGTGAACTGTTGGAACAGATAGTAGCCGAAGACAATAAAGAACGCTACAGGTATGATGAAGCCCACGAAAGGATTAAGTGTTGTCAGGGACACTCTGTTCCCTGGGTAAAGCCTGAGCTGGAATACAGCGAACCGCCTAAGTTCCTGTACCACGGAACGACTACAAAGGCTCTTGAAGCAATTGAGGAAAGCGGAGCTATAAAGAAGATGGGGAGACACGCTGTACATATGCAGGCTGATATAAGCAAAGCTTGGCAGTCTGCAGAGCGCTAGCACAAGATACCTGTAGCGTTGAAAATAGCAGCATCTGAGATGAACAATGACGGATTTAGGTTCGGAGTTACTGAGAACGAGGTATGGTGTACCGAGGAAGTTCCAGTAAAGTATATTAGTGACAGAATCTATGAGAAATAACAAGGAGCTGATTATATGAAGCTTGCAAATACAAAAAGAATAAAAGATAAGATAATGGAGATTGCTCAGACAAAGCACGCATTTGATATTTTAAACGCTTTTTTTACCAATGGAATAGCTAATTCAGGTATTGCTCCAGAAATGATTCAAGTTATTAAGCAACACTCAGAAGATTATTATAGCACAACTGATGATAGCTTCAGGGAAAAATATACCGTTGAACAAGTGATGGTTCGTTTGTATTTCGAAACATTAATAGATACATTTTTACCTGGGCAATCCCAAGTTAGTTCATTTTTTATAAATCTCCTAATTCTTGAATTCCAAATATTTGATATAGATGATTTTAAGAATAATCCCTATATTAAAAACATTGATTTTCATAACAAAAAACAAGGCAATTACGAATTAAGCTATCGGAATTATCAGCTATTTGAATTCAGCATCTATGATATTCCAAAGCATATAGATAAAATACATATCGATATTCCAAGAGTTGGTTGTTTTAAAGAAATAAAAGATATTTTACTTACTGTTTTTATTCCAAAAATAACAACATACATCAAGCCGAACAATCATGATTATTATTTAGGAACGAAACAAAAATCTTTAGTTTTTACGGGGGACGCTCGATTTCGTTTGATATTATGGAAATTATGAATTGGATTGTAAAGAACCAGTTATAAATAGGGCGATCATTACAAATATCAAAGTAGTATTAGGAAATTGTGAGTTGACAAGGGAAACGTAAAAAGGTTGAAAAGGGTGGAAAAGGGTGGAATTGAATTGGAAGGGGTAAAAAGTGGCGAAAATGCGTGATGTTTTGGGTGGAATGAGATAGAAACAGAAAAGTGAACGAAAATTGAAGTGTCAAAAAAATCGCTCGGAAAATGAGGATGTCCTCTGTTTTCCGGGCGATTTCGTTTTGGTGTTTAATTTTTGAGGGCAGCGTTTTACCGGCGTTTGAAAAGTGTTTGAAAGTGTTCAAAACGGCGGAAATACGCTGCTTTTTTGCTTTTGTGGTTTTGAACAGTTCGTTTTAGAAAAAACAAGCATCTTTAATCAAAAAATATTTTTAAGGATAGGAACATAGGAACTGGAACCAAATAGGTTTGGAACAAGTTCCTATCCCTTACTCATTTATCAGTGTTTTTTCTTCCAATTCTTTTAAGTGTTTAAGGTTTCCCTTTGTATAGAGAACCCCATTATAATGCTTTTCTTTTTTGCCGTTTCCAGTCCAGAAAGTATTCGCAAGTTCAAATGCAGCAAACATTGAATCAAAAAATTTTTCCCAATTGTTTGTTTTTGCTGTCTGAGTTTTTAGGCTTGCTATTTTCTTTTTCTTTTCGGTGTATGCACGATCAATAAATCCATTCACGTGACTTTCAAGGTTCTTTGTAATGTTTTTCAAAACATCTGAGGGCTTTTCCGGATGAAAAATATCATATTTCTCATAATCTTTCAAATTTAGTAAGCAATCAAATAAGAAATTCAATCTTCCAAAGAATACAGTTGGATTAGTTGTTCGATTGACAATGGTCTCACTTTCATGCACCTGTTTAAGCAAGTTGTTTATGTAATCGGCATCAAAAGCAGTCAATTTCTTTTTTCCAAACATCGATAATCAATCCTCCATTTTTCCTTTTTTATAACTTTCCTCGAAGTCATATATCATATTCAGAAGTTTGCTGCGTTCTTTTAGTGGAAGGCTTTTTAGGATTTTAGCCAGTTCTTTGGCGAGTTCATCCTCGCTTTCGCTTGAATTTTGGATATTTACTGTACCTGTTGAGTGCTCTCCCATCGCACCGATTGCTGAATTAGTGATATTTTGAACCGGGGCATCATTTCCATAAACCAAATAGTCAATAGAAACGCCAAAAAATTCAGAGATTTCAATAAGATATTTGCGGTACGAATTGCTCTTACCGGATTTCCAATCTGTAAATGCACTCTTTTTCAAGTGAAGATAATCTGTCAATTTCTTCTGGTCTTGCTCTCCAAGTAACTCAACAATTCTATCTAAAATGCTCAAAATTATAACTCCTTTTTTGTTCGTAACGCTGAAAATAAGATTTTTTCGTACTCTAATATTGACAGTACGATATTTTCAGACTATAATATTAGCATACCAATACAACAGGGTATAAAAAGCCTTATGATAATTGTACCACAAAGTAAGGCAAAAGTAAATGAAAAGGAGGAAAAAATATGAAAGTTATTGTCAAGCGGATTCCATGCAGAAAAAAGCCTGCTCCGGATGCAGCGGAGCAGGCAAAGGCAGATGCTTGCAATGCAAACGTGGTTTGCATTCCGATCGATATGAAACGTATGCTTCGCAATGCAAAGCTATCAAAAGGAATTTGAAGGGAGGAGAAAACGTGCCTGCACTTATTATCATATTTCTTGCGGCAATCGGCATTTTTGCTTGCCTGAAATGGGTCAAGTGGAAAATTACAGCACTGACTGTAACTGCATTTGTGACAGATCAGTTTCGTGAACCTACAGAAAGCGAACGAAAAAAGTATGCCGAATTTGCAGTGAGTCATTTGCTTCATTTATGATAACCCAAAATAAGATTTGACAGCACCTTCAACAACGTTCGATGCTATTTGCTGTAAAACCGGTAAAGCAACGCTTCCTATTTTTGAAGCAGCACTCTTGGTTTTTCTCCAAAGATTATCAGATCGTATATTTGCAAGAAATTCATGTGCCTTCGGAGTCAAATCGTAAATTCGACCATTTAAGCTTTGTGCAAAATGATTCGTTTTTGTAAAGAAATTATTGTATTCACACTGCTGAATATGGTAAAGAACTTCATCTGTGTCATATTCTTCTAGTACATTTATGATGTCTAAAAATTCAATTGTTTCGCCAAACTTTAACGATTCCACACAAATCAAAATGTCCCGAATGCAGTCTGGATTTAACTTCACTAATTTCACCCCCTTTCCTCGCCTATTATAACACAATCCGGCAGGAAATACAACGGATTCGACAAGAATCGACAGGATATTATCACATTTTGAAAGGAGCGGTTTTCATGTTACCGAGAATTTTACACACCTATTACTGTGTTACCACGACCTATTCGCCTACTGGAAAAACTGTCCGTCTGACAACGGTGCAGACCGGCGACAAGCCCAACAGCAGCTATTGTCTGGACGGGAAGCAGAACATCTATCGGGACTATTTCACCCAGCGGCTGATCGCAGAGCAGTTCGCCAAAGCCATGGGAGGCGATACAGCGTGGACGTGACTGAAAATCCCACGGCTTTGCAGATCGCTGCCAGTGCAAGGTTTCACGGAACAGATGCGGCAAGCATCGGGTATCTGTATGACTGGTATGACGCTATCCCGGAGATGCTGGAAACCAAGGAAGCACTGAAACAACGTATTCTGAAAACCAACGGCGTACACAGGAAGGATGATGAAAAATGACCCCGAAGACATTCGGCAAACAGCTGCTGGAGATCCGCACTACGCTGGGACTGAGCCAGACGGAGGTTGCAGAGGCGGCAGAGGTATCCCAGAGCTATGTTTGTCAGCTGGAACAGGACAAGTTTGTGCCGAGCATCACGGTGGTGCTGCGGCTGGCAAAGGCACTGCGTGTGCCGGTGGAGCGTCTGCTCCCCACAGAACCGGAGAAAAAGCGGAGGTGTGCATCATGAAAATCAAAATCGGAACGGTGATCGAGAATCACCTGATCTATGCCATTTACGGCACGGAGCACTGCATTGCCAGACCGATCCTGCCGGACGGCGAATTCGTGGTCTGGCACATTGATGAGGACGGCAAGGGCGTGTGGGGCGGTTCTTATTTCCCCGATCAGATGGATGCAGAACGGGCGTATGTCACACGGTGTTTCCCATGGCTTTCAGACAATGTTCTGTTTGCAGCCAGTGAGGAGGATGACGAGATCGATGAAACCTTTGCGGAATTCCCCGATCTTCCGTAAGCAGACAGAAAGGACACAGGATGAGAAAACTGCATCAATGGGGCGGAACGCCGCCCAGAAAGTCACAAAGACTGCGAAAAACCGTGCGGCGAATGAAGAACTGCGGCTGTACAGACTGGGCGATCCTCCACGAGATCCGCACCAGCGACTGTTCCAAAACAGAACAGGACAGGCTCCTGAAAGAGCTGCATATGGAGGTGCATGTGCTGTGAAGGTAATCGAAGATGTGCAAGACAAGTACGGCAACTACTGCATCATTTTCAAAAGCACGAATCTCAGGCTGATCTACGACTGGCTGCACACGCACTACAGCGGAAACGGTAGTCTACTTCTTAGATGCGATCACAGAAGAAGTGCTGGACTATGCAGGATTCAAGCTTGCAAATACAGATGAAACATAAAAGCCGAAACAGCGGCAGAGAGCCGCTGTCTGCCGGAACTGGTCTACCGGCACTGATGATGGCAGACCGGAAAGGAGGAGCTATGGACTACTTATCAGTAGAAGAAGCAGCAGTCTTGAAAAACTGTTCTGCAAGATATATCCGAAAACAGTGTAAAAACGGTGTTTTACCGGCAGTGGTGCAAGAGCATCCGCAGAACCATAAACCCTGTTATCAGATCCCGGTCTCCGCATTTCCGGAGCCGTTGCAGGCGAGATACTATCAGCAAAAGCGGCAGGAAATGGGCGTGATGCCCACGCCCATTCCGGCGGAAACGAAACCACAGAAGCCGAAGAAGAAGGCAAAAGCCGTGCGGCAAATGACCATTGAGGACTGCACCGCACAGCAGCGGCAGGAGATCCAGATCTGGACAGCAATTCTGCTGGAATGGCACGCCGGACGCATCCAGTACAGCAAGAAAACCGACTATGACAAGCTGTATGTGGGCAAGTGTCAGCTGGAGCACCCAGACCTACAGGTTTCCACGGGAATTTTGTACCGCAAATGGAACGCTTATCAGGAGCATGATCTCGCCGGTATGCTGGGGATACGGGGCGGCTGGAACAAGCACAGCAGCGGCATTCCCCAAGTCGTGTGGGAGATGTTTCTGCGGTTCTGGCTGGATGAGAATCAGCCAACTGTCCGAGCCAGCTATCGCAATGTGATCAGCTGGACAGAGGAATTCCACCCGGAGCTGCTGGAACAGATCCCGTCTGAAAGGAGCTTTCGGCGGCGAATCGACAAAGACGTGGCAGAGGCAGCAAAAATCTTGATGCGTGAGGGCGAAAAGGCGTTTTCTGACCGCTGTATGCCGTACATTATCCGAATGTATGACCAGATGGAACCGAATGACGTATGGATCGCCGACAACCACACACTGGATATTCAGTCTCTGGACGAACACGGCACCATTCACCGCCTGTATCTGACAGCATTTATGGATGCCAAATCCGGCGTGATCACCGGCTGGAACATTACGGAGTCTCCGGATTCCCAGTCCACGATCCTGGCACTGCGGCACGGCATTCTGCGGTTCGGCATCCCGAAAGCGGTGTACTTCGACAACGGTCGGGAGTTTCTCACCCACGATGTGGGCGGAAAAGGACACCGTACACGAAAATCTGATCAGGATGTCGCAGAGCCGCCCACCATTTTACAGCGGCTGGGCATTGAAATGCACAACGCCATTGTACGAAATGCGAAAGCAAAGCCCATTGAACGAACCTTTTACACGGTCAAGAGCCAGTTTTCCAAATCGTTCAGCGGTTTCTGCGGCGGCACGATCCTGGAACGTCCGGAAAGTTTGAAACGGCGAATCAAGAACAAAGCCATACCGCAGGACTACGAGGTCAGAAGCCATCTGGAAACATGGATCGACGGCGAATACAACTTGCAGGAGTACGGCGGCTCTGAGGCAAAGTACCGGGGCATGAGCCGTCTGGATGTCTGGAACGAGGAGATCCGGTCGATCCGCAAGGCGGCGGACGCAGAGCTGAATCTCATGCTGATGCGATCCACCAGAACCCAGAAGATCAAGCGAAACGGCGTGTACATCACCTTTGCCGGGGAAAAGATCTGGTACATGAATCCGGAGGAAACCATTCTGCATCTGGGCGAGGAGGTCTATGTGCGGTATGACCCGGCAGATCTGAAAACCATCCGGTTGTACAACACCCAAGACCAGTATCTGTTTACCTGGGAGCTGGCGGACATCCTGCTGATGGACTATCTGACCTCCAATCCGGAGGAGATCGCCAACGCAGAAATGATGATCCGCCGCACCAAGAAGTTTGTACGGGATCAGGTCAAGGGCATCACCGCCGATCTGACCAACGCACAGCGGATCGATTCCCTGGATGCCACGATTCGGAGAGCCGCCAAGGCAAAGGAAGAACGGTTCCAGATCCGGTATCCCAAGACCATCGAGCCGGTACGAGCCGGAGAAACGGAAGAAGAACACCGCATGGTTTCCGGCAGCGAAATGATCCCGGTCACCATCGACCTGAAAAAAATGCGGCAGAACGCCCAAAGACGAAAGGAAGAATAACACATGGAATACACAGAGCATCAACAGAGCCTGCTCCGCAAACTGGAGCAGCTGCAAAAGGACGAAGGACTGAGCCTGTCTGCATTGTCTGCCCGTCTGGGCATCTCCAAGGGAGCACTCTCCCAGCTGTTTTCCGGCAGCTATCAGGCAAATCCGCAGAAGATGTTTGCGAAACTGGAAAGCTATTTCGGGGTAAAAGATCAGACCAGGCAGACCTATCAGGAATCCGGCTATGCAGATACCAGCATCTCCACGGAGATCTATGACATCATCGGTGTCTGCCAGATCAAGGGCGGTCTTGCCATTGCCGCCGGAGATGCCGGCATCGGAAAGACCAAGGCAGCACAGCACTTTGTGGCAGAGCACCCGAACAACAGCGTACTGATCACGCTGAATCCCTGTCTGACCAGCATCAAGTCCCTGCTGCGGCTGATCGCCGACCGCATCGGTGCTCCCATGGAACGCTCCAGAGATGCCCTGTGGTATTCCATCCGGCAAAAGCTGAGTGACGGCACGGTGCTGATCTTCGATGAATCCCAGCACCTGCCGCTGAAAACCATTGAGGTGCTGCGGAGCTTCTCTGATGATTTTGCCGATCACGGGCAGACGCTGGGCATCTGTTTCATCGGAAATCTGGAAACGGTGACACGCATCGGCAGCAAGAAGGCAGAGTTCGCACAGATCGCCAACCGCACCAAGCAGAAGAAGCTGTACACCCGTTCCAAGATCCAGCGTGAGGACATTGCCAAGCTGTTCCCCATGCTGAACGGACGGCAAAAGGAAATTGATTTTCTGTTCCGCATCGCCCAGACACCGCAGGCTATCCGTGGCGTGGTCAACCTGTTCTCCAATGCCTATGACAACGAGGACTACAGTTATGAGGGGCTGGTGGCAATGGCAAAGTACATGGATATGGAGGTCTGAGATGAAAAACGGCAAACGCCCCACCAAGGCACAGAAAAAGATCCTGGCGTTCTACGGATTCCATCCGGAGGACTGGCTGATCTCCAAGAACACCAGCACGGAGCTGGTCATTCTCCACCGGTACACAGAACGTACCAGACATATCCCGAAGCATCGGGATACAGAAATCACATAATCCCCCTGAGAGGAGAAACGCTCCTCTCGCCTAATGCAGCCAAGGACGGTGACAAGCCCGTGAAAATGCAGAGTCGGCAATTTATTTTCATACAGGAGGTATTTCTTATGGCAAAAGCAAAACTGACACTGAAACAGGAGGCAGATATGCTCTCCGCCGTCAACCAGATCAAGGAACTGGAGGCAGCCGGCAAGCAGCTGAAAAAGCAGGCGGACGAGCTGCGTAGTCAGGTCAAGGCGATGATGGACAAGAAGCATCTGGAGGAAATGGACGTGGGCAATTTTACCGTGCGGTATACCACAGTGGTCAGCAGCCGGTTCGACAGCCGTGCATTTCAGGAGACCCACCAGGCACTCTATGACCAGTACTGCGTTGCATCGGAAAGCAAGCGGTTTACCATTTCGTGAGGTGCGGCGATGAGAAAACCAACAGACACCGGAAACCGCTGCTTCGACCAATTCTGGGCAGCGTATCCCCGAAAGGTGGGCAAGGAGAAAGCCAAACGGGCGTTCGAGAAGATCCAGCCCAGCGAGACGGAATTGCAGCAGATGCTGGCGGAGCTGGAACGGCAGCGGAAGGTCTATCACTGGGGCAAGGAGAACTGGAAGTTCATTCCGCATCCTGCCACATGGCTGAATCAGAGAAGATGGGAGGATGAGACCATTGCCGCAGAAGATGACATTCCCGACGATGACCCCTACGGGGCTTTCGTATACTGATCTGATGCAGATGCGTGTGGATGCGTACAATGCACAGTCCGGCACGCTGACCGGCTATGACTGCAAAACGTGCCGCAACAAGGGCATGATCGCAGAGATCCGGGACGGCTATGAGGTCATGTGCCTGTGCAGCTGTATGAAAACCAGAGACACCCTGCGGCGAATCCATGAATCCGGTCTGGAATCCCTGCTCCGCATCTGCACATTTCAGAACTACACCGCAGAGCAGCCATTCCAGCAGCACATTCTCCAATGTGCCAAAGCGTACCTACAGGAACGGCACAGGTGGTTCTATATCGGCGGTCAGACCGGATGCGGAAAGACACACATCTGCACCGCCATTGTGGGCGGCATGATCCGGAACGGTTTTTCGGTGCGGTACATGGTGTGGCGTGAAGCGTCCAATCAGCTGAAAGCTGCTCTGACAGACGGCAGCTATGCCGCACAGATTGCAGCGTACAAGGAAGCCGATGTGCTGTACATAGACGATCTGTTCAAGACCAGCAGCACCGCAGAGGTATCCGGTGCAGATGTGCGTCTGGCATTTGAGATACTGGACTATCGTGCCAGAAATCAGATGCTGACGATCCTCTCCACGGAATGGCTTTTGCCCCAGCTGCGGCAAATTGACGGAGCGATCGGCGGCAGGATCATTCAGATGTCCAAAGGGTATGCGTTTGAGATACGCCCGGACAACCAGAAAGATTATCGGCTGAGGAAGTGAAGCGTATGGCAAAAGGACAAACCCAGACACTGTACAGCCTTGCTGCTGTGCTGGGGCTGGTAGAATCGGGAAACAAGGAAGACCCGTTCCACATGATCGTCTACCGTATCAGCGGCAAGACCTCTGTCCGGGAACTCACCCCACCGGAGGCGGCAGCGGTAGAGGCAGAGCTGCGGCAGCAGCTCCGGGA